TAATAATAGTGCTATAATTGGTTCTACAATTAAATATGGGGATGCAAAGGTTTCGACGGGGTTGTGAGGTTATAGGTAGCAAGTCAGGCTTGTCGCTGTGAGAGACTAAACACATCGTTTAGATGGAAACAAAGATTACGCTTTAGCTGCTTAGTTCAGCTACACCTTGGATAACTTATTCTATACGGGTTTTTCAAAGGTGTTGACTAGTATAGATTACCATAAATGATTTCTCTAAGTTTATGGGACATTTTAGAGGATAGTTTTAGTTAGCCCTGTTTACGGGAGTAATTATTACGAAATTTAATAGTAAACTAAACTTGTAGAAGCTTATGGTCGTTATGATTTCGGACACGAGTTCGACTCTCGTCATCTCCACCATTTCTATCAATATACATAGGAAATAGTCTAAGTACGATTTCTACATATGTTTCATATACTTTTATCTCTTTAACAAAAGTTTCAATTATAGCTTTTTTTATATTTTCTTTATTGAAATTTGCCTTAAAGTTTCTTATAAATGCTTCAATATTCTCTCTGTTTATCTTTTTAGAAGCAGAGATTTTATTTTTTTCTTGGGTAAGTAAAAATAGCTCTCTTTCAAGTTCATTGTTTTTCTTTTCAAAAACTTCTTTTGAAATTTTATTATCTAAAAAGATTTCTAGTAATCTATCAATTTTATCTTTTATTTTTTGAATCTCTGATTCTAATTTTTTAACTTCTTGAGCTTTTTTTAATATCTTTTCATTTACAGATTTTTCAACTTTGGATGCTATACTTTTTATCCTTTTTTCTGTAAATATTTCTTTTTTAATAGTTTTAAAAACAAACTCTTCTAATATTTCTTTTCTTATTGGCTTATTCCTACAGTCATTAACTTTTGTTTTTCTATTAATACAAGTATATCCATAAGTTATGCTCCCATCTCTTTGTCTTGAACGATATCCACCAGAGTATCTACCTCCACATTCTCCACAAGTACATACTCCCGTCAAATAGTATGTCTCATGTGCTGTTGCTCTACTACCTGTTTTTCTATTTTTCATTTTTATTTGGATCTTTTCAAAATCTTCTTTACTAATTATTTGTGGAATTCCACCGTCTATTTTAACCTCATTACCTGTTAATTTTCCATGTCCATCTTTTTTACCATATACAAAAACACCTGTATATTTTTCATTTAACAATATGTCCCTTATAGATGTTTTTCTAAATGGTTTACCTAACTTATTCAATCTTCCCATTTGATTTAATTGTTCAGCTATACTTGCATACCCTATACCCTCAATATATAACTTATAAATTATTCTTACAGTTTCTGCTTCAATTTCATTAATAATATATCTTCTGTCTTCATTAAGATTATATCCTAATGGTGGAATTCCACCATTATGGACACAATTTAATGCATTCTCATTTAATCCTTTTTTAACTTCCCTTGATAAGTTTAAACTATAATATTCATTCATCCCAGTAAGTACAGATTTTAATATTACACTTTCTGGACTATCGTTTAATTGCTCTAATACTGATAATAATTTAACTCCATTATCATTTAATTTTTTTTCATAGATAGCGTGGTCATACCTATTTCTAGCAAATCTATCAAATTTATGTACAACCACACATTGAAATTCTTTCTTTTTACTATCCTCTATTAATTCTAAAAATTCAGTTCTATCTTTGATTGATGTTCCAGAGATAGCTTCATCTTTATACACTTTTATTAAATTGTAATTATTCTTTTGACAGAATTCTCTTATAGCTCTTTCTTGAGCCACAATACTTTCTTCTCTTTGGTTATCTGATGAATATCTAGCATACCCTACAACATTAATCATTTCCCTGCTCCTTTATACTTCTTCTAAAAAATTATTTACTAATATATTTATAAAATTATCATAAAGCATCTCATCACTTTCTGTATAAAGTATTTTTATAGTTTTTTCTCTTTTCATCTTAGTTCACCTCTATTAAAAAATCTTATACTTTTTTAATCAATATACTTATAAGATTGTGGAGCTTTTTCTATTCCAAAATCTTTTAATTCTAGTTCTTTTTTATATTTAATAACTTTTTTTATTTTTATAGCATAAGCAACTTTTGAATTTTTATAGTATTTAAAGTATTCTTTTTCTGAAATACCTAAATTATTTTTATGAGATTCCCATAAATGGTTAGGAGTTGAAGAAATTATTCTATCTATAATAATTTCTCCAACAACCTTTTTTTCAGGAAAACTTGAGTATATAACAATAGTGTCTATAGTCCTTTTAAAAAGTTTTTTTCTAAGTTCAAAAGTTTTAGTTCCAGTAAATATTCTTTCTACAAATTTAGGCTTTATTGACATTAAAACTTTCATAATCAACCTCTATCTTATTAAATAGACCTTCTCCAATCCTAGAAACAGCCATTTCAATGTATTCCTTTTTAAGTTCTACTCCAACCCCATTTAGATTTAAACTTTTTGCAACTTTTAATGTAGTTCCTGAACCAAGAAATGGATCCAATACTATACCATCAATAGGACATCCAGCTAAAAGACACCTTTTTACTAATTCCTCTGGAAAAATAGCATAGTGTCCTTCTTTTATTCCTTTTGTTGCGATGCTCCAAACTGTCCTCATATTTCTTCCATTCTCATTGTAAATAGTTTTCCAAGGTTTATCTATTCTCTTCATAGCAGTTTTACTTTCTCCAGCTTCTAACATTTTTTTCTTTCCTGTAGGCATAACTCCATCTTTGAAACCATTTAAAGTTTTTTCAGAATATGGTTCATACTGCTTCTTGAAATAGTATTTTTGATTTTTTGTAAAGAAAAATATTTTTTCAAAATCATTTGTGAATCTATCGTTCAAAGACTCAGGGAGAACATTTGGCTTATGCCAAATAATTTCATTTCTTAAAATCCATCCTTGGTCAATCATCTTAATACATAACCTTTCAGGAATCATCATCTTTGATTTTCTTTGAATATTTGTTTTTCTTGGAATAACCTTAAATATATTTTCTTTGCCTCTTTTTTTATTGCTTCTTTTAGAAAATTTAGAATTAACATTTGAATAAGTATCACCTATATTAAGGAAAAATGTTCCTGACTTTTTTAGAACTCTATATAATTCATCCATTATAAGCATTAATTTTTCAATATATTCTTCAATGTTTTCTTCTAATCCTATCTGACCAGAAATATTATAATCTCTAAGTTGCCAATATGGAGGAGATGTTATAATACAATCTATGCTTTCTGTATCTAATGTTTTTAAAATCTTTAAACTATCTCCATTTATTATCTTCATTGATTTCCTCCTGATGTTCTATAATTCCAATATCTTAAATAGCCAAGTCTATAAATTTTTGAGAGAACTATATCATTTAAAAGTTTAATTGTTTTAAAACACATTTTAAAATCTCCATTTTTATCAATATCATGAAAATATGTAATTTGTGCAAGAACATTTTTTTTGCTTATTTTATCTCTCCACATTATTTATCATCTCCAATATTTACAAGAAAAATCTTCTAGTTCTTCATAATCAAATTCTATAGTTGGATTTTCTGTTTTTGCATCAACAAAACTATCTATTTCATTAGTAAGTTGTGTTGATAACTCTTGCAAATCCTCTGGTTTTAAATAAAGTCTAAAATTTTTATCAAAAAATTGTCCAATAATACCTAAAATTTCCCAATATATAAGAGGCTGATCTACATTAAGTTTTTCATTCAAAATAGTACATTTGCCTTTGTTATAGTTAGAACACCATTTACAATTTTTTTCCATTTAACTCACCTAGTATCCTAGTTGTTCATGCAAATCTGGGTTTTCAAAAATGTTACCAACAATTTCAAAATCTCCTGCCATATTTGAAAGATGTTCTGTAACATTTTCATAAGATACACAATAAACAGCATCTTCATCATCATAAGAAATTAATCCATAAATATCATCTATACCATCATTGAATTTAATTACATCTGCCTCATAAACCTCTTGACCTGCTTTGTCTTTTGCTCCTGTAAATTGTAGAAGTTCTATATCTTTAAATTCAGCAATTTTATAATCATCTTTGAAAAGATTTCCATCATCAGAGTATCTGATATATTGATAATTTAAGTCAATTCCAATAATAGATACCATTTTCTTTTCTTTTTTTAACCAAGCCTTCATTTTAAATTCTCTCATTTTATCCTCCTAAGCAGTTTCTATTTTTATAATTTCTCTATCAACCATATCTAAGTATTTTTTAGATGATTTTATTAGTTCTTGAACTTCTTCTTTTATATCAAGTTCATTAACTAATTTTTTTATTCTATCTAATTTAAAATTTTTAATAAGTT